GGAGATATTTCTAAATCCGCTTTTCAACTTTCCGACGAAACCGGTATTCCGGTGGAAACAATTCTTGCCAGTGTGAATAAAATAAAATCTTCATTCAAAAGTTTGAATTCTTCCGATTTAAATGCGTTAGTCGGAACCGTGGCAAATGTCACTTTGGCAACCGGTGGAAATTTTTCGGACTTAATAGAACAATTGATTTCTACTGGTAAACAAGTCAAGAATTTTAACGCAGACATCAATCAATTAGATTTCAGTAATATAACAGATTTTCAATTATCATCGGAAAAAATGAATTCTTTTCCGTTTCAGTTCAATCGAGCTTCCGAATCTTGGAATAATTTTAAAAAAATTTTAGGAAAGGGCATAGAAGATTCCGCTCTTGTAAAATTCGGAATCATAGAATCTGTTCTTAAAAATATATTTAGAACATTGGCTGACGGAATAGGCAAAGTAAATATGTTTCTTGGCGAAAATCCTAAACTCGCAGAATTTGCAGGAACCTTTTTTATGTTAGGCGGCGGGATATTATTTGGAGCGGGCGCTTTAATAATTTTAAAGTCGGTTGCTCTTGGTTTGTTCGCCGCTTTGAAAGTTGCGGTAATGTCTAATCCGATCGGACTGGCGGTAGTAGGTATTGTTGCAGCACTGGCTTTAATCATTACTTATTGGGATGATATAAAAACAACTGCGGTCAAAACTTGGAATTGGATCGTAAATACTTGGAGTAATCTTTCCGGTTTTGGTAAGTTATTAGTTGTTTGGTTTATGCCAATCGTAGGCATTCCGTTAATGATCTATGAAAATTGGGATAAAATTAAAAATATTTTCTCATCGGTAGGGACTGTAATTGCAAAAGCATTTTCTAATATTTATCCCTATATTCAACCGATCATCAATGCCCCTTCCTGGATTGTTTCGGCGTGGAATTCTTTAGTTAACTTTTTTGAAAAGTTAGTAGATTCAATTTTCAGCATATTTTCGAATCTTCCTTCTGGGATTCAAGAAATTCTAGTTCTTGCTATGGTCAATCCAATCTTCGGTTTATACAGTTTGATTTGGCAAGCGCTTAGTAACGTGATTGGAAACATTCGTAATCGTATGAAAGATTCCGGTAAAAGTCTTTTTACCGCTTTTTCGGAAGGAATCCTAGATTCTATTGCGGACTTAAAATCTACGATTCATGATGTGATGCAGTCTATCAATCGGTATCTACCTCATTCTAACGCTTTGGAAGGACCTCTTTCAAGACTTAGTGATTCAGGTTCTGCGTTTATCGATACTTTTATCTTAGGAATGAAACAAAAAGTAATACGTTAGTCTCTTTTTTAAGAGAAATGTCTAACGGATTTAAATCTGGATTGAATTTTATTCAAGAAAGTGGAACTAAAACCGTAACTACGTTTTCGGAAGGAATTTCTTCTGGTAAGTCAGTAGTTTATAATAAAGTAATAGATGTATTAGAAAAACAAAAAGGTTGTTCCCAAATTCTGACGCTAAGGAAGGACCGTTTTCTACTTTGACCAAATCGGGCAGGGCTACCGTCGCAGCATTTTCTTCGGGAATGGAATCAGAAATTCCTAAAATCAATCCAATTCTTCAAAGATTCAATCAGGTTCTGACAACCGATTCCAAAGGAATTATTAAACGAACATTGGAAAATAAAGAAAATTCTGAAGTTATATCAGGAAAATCGAATATAACTTCAAACACAAATATAGGATCTGTCATTGGTCAACTTGTAATCGGAAATAAAACTATGGATAAGAAAAAATCGGCGAAATGATTACGGATGCAATTTTTCAAGAATTGGATCGATTTGAGGAGATGGAACTAATATGATCGGAGGAATTACACCACCCATACTTCCTGCAGGGTATCTTCCCTTGGAAGTAATAACGGGAGATATAGATCGATTGAAAGTGAGTTGGTCCGGTAATAGATACGAGTTTCCTTCTGGTACTAAGATCAAAGCGCATCGAGAAAAGGAAATCGTTATGACTTCTATTCCTGGAGGAAAGAACGGAACTATCAAAGAACTTACCGGATACAAAGATTGGACGATTACGGTAGAATTTACCATTCTTGCTTCGACTTATGGGGCTGGTAGTTTTGCAGCTCCTACAAATCCTTTGGTTAAAACTATGAGACAAAAAATGAGAGAACTACGGGATCTTTGGGAGCAAGAAGAAACACTTTGGTTATCTCATGCCATGTTAAGAGTATTAGGAATTACGAATGTAGTATGCCAAAAGTTTGAACTTTTAAATGCTCCTATTCAATATGAACAAGAAGTTATTATCACTTTTTTGTCCGATGAGGAATATGATTTGGATCTTGCTTCTGTAGAAGCTAAAAACAGTGTAGTGGAGTCTTCTTTATGAGTCAGTTTTACGTTCTTAAAAACAACGATACTCTTCAAAGACTTTCCGCTCGTTATTATGGAAAATGGGAAATTTGGAGATTGATCTTAGATAAGAATCCTCAGATAGAAGATTGGAAAAATCTTAGAGTTGGAGTTTTAATAGAAATTCCCGAACCGTTGACAGAAGATCGTCTTCATACAATTGCAGACGGAGAAACATACGAATCCATCAGTTTTCTTTATTACGGAACGGAACATTTTTCGGGTAAAATTCGCGAGAATAATTCCAATATACAACCTTATGAAAATGTAGGATCAACTCTTTTTATACAGGCTTTCGTTTCCAAAGGCGAACTTCAAAACGCGAAAAGAAGGATGGCCTTGTAATGTATACCTTAAATCAAAAATTAGAAATATCGAATATAAAATTTCCAGCAATAACGGAAGTTATATTAGAATCTTCAAGAGAGATTCCTACCGATATACTTACGGTTAAACTTCCTAAGTATAAGAATTTAAAAAAAGATTCGATCGTAAAGTTCTCAAAAGTTACTTGGAAAGCGGGATATTCTCAATATGGGCTTTTAAGCGAGTTTAACGGTTATATATTGGAGATCAGTCCCAAGGTTCCACTTGAGTTAAAATGTGTAGACCCGTTTTTCTTTTGTCAACGTAAGATGATGACACAGGACTATCATCAAAAACCGTTAATGGTTTTTTTAAATGACTGTATTCATCCTCAAATTAAATCGGATATTTCGATTATTGTTCGCGATTCAGATATTAAACAAACGGTAGATATTAGATGTGCCAGAAAATCAGCACGTTATGCGTTATCTGAGTTGAAGAAAACTCACGGCGTGGACGTTTTTTTCCACGATTGGAAATTGGTGATTCAAAAAGCTTATAAACATACTGATTTAAGTTTTTCTTCTAAAAAAATAAAACTCAAAATTCAAATAGATCTCAAGAAACATTTCCTGTCTTTCGTTTTGGAAAAAATATTATTCAAGACGAACTTACTCCTTTGGAAAGTAAACCGTTCCAAATTATTGTAAGAGGAGAAAACCCCAGAACCGGACAAACATATAGTGGAGCTTATGGAACAGGTGAAACTTGTTATTATGAAATCGATGGATTGGATTCTCAAGGAGCTGAAAAAAGAGCAAAAGAAATTTTTAATGAAAAATGTGGTTCTGGTTTTAAGGGAAAATTTGTTTCTTTCGGTTTTCCTTCGATCACTCATTCTCAGATCATTGACGTTCAAGATCCGGATGACTCGTCTAGAAGCGCTAAGGCGTTTGTAGATAAAGTGATTAAAAAATTCAATAAAGAAGGTTATAGGCAAGAAATTTTTCCAGGCTTTTATTATGAACCTCCTAAGACGGGATCTTCAAAATCAAATAGAAAAAAATAAAGTAGGATTCAATGGCTGATAAAACCATTATACAAGCAATCGTCCAGGCATGGAAAATAGGTTTTCCTATTTTCTTTCCTAAATTAGGAATTGTAGATTCTGTCGATTCCGAAAATAGACTTCTAACAGTAAAGGTTGCAGAAGATTTCATTTATAACGTTACTTGGACCGAACCGGTAGTTCCAATGCAGGGTTCTAAATGTCTTTTGATAGCAAGAGATAATATCGAAAAAAGATATACCGCATTTAGTTTTGAAAAAATTGATTCAATTAAAACAAAAGTTGCAGATAAAGTAGAAATTGAAATTAACGAAAATAAAACTTTTATAAATTATAATAATATAATTAAATTAACTATAAACGAAGAAGGTTTTCTTTTGGATCTGGACGGTAAGCCGCTTAAGATTCAGGGAAATATAGAACAGAACGGAGATTTTAAAACTACCGGAAAGATGGAGGCAGAAAAGGAAGTGACCGCTTTTGCTCGGTCTTCTAATTCCGTAGGTCTATCAACCCATTTAACTGATTACGTAGATACTCCTGTTGGTCCTTCCGTTTCTAACAAACCTAAGGCAGGCACCTGATGATCGATTTTGCAAATGATTCTATACAATTCGGAGATCTAACATTAGATCCTTCTGATAATGATTTGTTAAGCGACAGTAACTCAGTTCGAATCGTTTTGTCTGAAATTCGAGAGATGTTTGAAATGACAGTAGCTGATGATGTGGACTATCCGGAGATTTACAGTAGACAAAGGATTGCTCAGAATTCTACGGAATACGATGAGTTATCGGAACGGATCCAAGACGCGGAGAGGATTCTTAAATTTCATCCAGTTATAAATTCTCAATCGATAAATGTGGTCCTTGACGAGGAAAGACGGCTTGTAGTTGATTTCCGATTAAAAACGGGAGAATCTGTCAATGGAATTTTAATGAAATAAATTTAAATATTATAATATTCTATATATAGAGAATTTTTACTAAAGCTCCTTTTGTTGATAGTTGTATGACGGTGTGTTAACGATTTTAGGGGTGGAATTTATGACATCTTATTGTTCATTGCATATTCCAAAAACTGAAAAACTGCCCGGCAAGTTTTTAAAAAAATGTAAGAGTTCCCACAAATTATGTCTATTTCTATGTTACATGGACTTAAAACTCTTTTGGGTATAGTTAAAAAACGTAGGAATTCCTACGTTTTAGACCGAAGATTTGAAAAATGTTCTAATTGAATTTTCGATTTATTTATAGATTAACGTTTAAAAATGAAAAGTATATTAGTATTTTATAAAATTAAAATTTATGATGGAGGTAATCAGTGAATTTAAATATAACTAAAGAACAAGTTCTTAATGAACATCTTCAAAGTGTAAAAGCTTCTGGAGTATTCAAAAATCATACGTTTAGCCCTACTTCAAAAACTTTTTCAATTTTGCGAGCCGTTTCAAATGCTGTATTTTTATTTATCGATGATAATCTTATTTCTATCCAGAAAGCGATTCATCCTCATACGGCGGAAGACGATGCTTTGCACGAACATTTAATTCGCAGAGGAATGCAATGGAAACCCGCTCTTCCCGCAATCATTAAGGTTAGAATTGGTTCTTCTTTTCCATCTATGATAGATCGTGAGATTCCACAAGCTTTAATCGTTACTACTTCCGGGAATGAAGACCAAAGAATAAAATTCTTTCTTCAAGAATCCTTAATACTTCCCGCAGATACGGCAGCGGACATTCAAGGAAAATATACTGTAGAAGCACTTGTTCAATGTACAGTTGACGGTCCGATAGGAAATGTTGTTCCGAGTTCTATCAATCTAATAGAAAACCCTCCGAGTGGAATCGATTACATTTCTAATATAGAAATCAATCCGATTCAACAAGGTCAGTATAGAGAGACAAGAACTTCGGTTAGAGCCCGTTTAAGAAATGCAGAAGATGTTTCTTCTAAATGGACTCCGATTTGGTATGTGGGAGAAACCGAAACGTTTTCTTTTGTAAAAAGAGCCGTTTTTAAAAGTGCTAAGAATTTAAAAACAGATGGGGAAGTAAAAATTCTAGTTCAAGGAACGGTGGCTCCTTTGACAAATTCTCAACTTACACAGATTATAGACCATTTCAATTCGGAAGAAAATGATCCAGGTGGAGTTGCTCATGTGCTCGTAGAAAATATTTCTGAAACCATAATCAATAAAACTGTTACCGTAAAATTTTCTTCTTTGGATACGATTCCAAGTCAGATCGTTTTGGATCAAATAAAGGACGAATACTTTCTTTCGCTAGAAGAAGGACAGGACTTTGTGGACGCACGGTTAAAGGCTTTATATCAAGCTCTTCCAAATTGTATTGATGTAGAATTCAATCCATTAGGAAATGTTGATGTTCCGGCGGGTTCTTTGGCAAATGCAGGTTCAGGATTTCAAGTAATTGGTGTGGTCTATGTCTGATAAATTTACTTTTGATTTCGATTCGATCGTTTGGAAAAATCAAAGAAGTTTAATACGTAAATTGGGAATGGATAGTTTTTGGTATAAGGTTTTAAGATCTATTCTCTCGATTTTGAATGAAAGAGCAGTAAGACTCAGTTGGCTTTATAGACAGATGTGGCTCGAAACAAGCGACGGCTTTGGTTTGATTTTGTGGGGAGCCAGATACAAGATCGAAAAACTTCCGGGAGAATCGGACGATTCGTATCGAAGTAGACTTTTGCTCGCCAAACTTTTTAAAATGTCGATTGCTTCTGTGTCTTCTAAAAAACAGATCATTCAATTTTCGACGGGACTTAATCCGGAAGAGATCCGTTATTTTAAAGTATATAACTCTGAAGAATCTAAAAATTGTTTCGTGATGGGAGGCGCTTTGGATCAAAGAATGATGTCTAGAAAATACATTTTATTTAGATGTAGGTTTTTTTTCCTAAACTTCCCGATTCTTTAAATCGATCCGCTCTTGTTCAATCTATCGAAAACGTGAATATAGGCGGAAACGTATGTGAACTTTGGGAAGAGCGAGGAGAATTTGATCCGTTCGTGATGGGAGGAGTTATCACGGGCCAATTTCATTCTCGTAGAGCCGAAAAGATTCGAGAATATTCAATTTATTAGATATAAAAATTAATTAATATTTTAATATTACTTAAACTACTTAATCGCTCCTTTGAAGGAGCAATCATGGAAAAAATATATGTCTATTCTTCCGAATCTTTGGAGGAATATCTATGTTCCAACCTGTCGTCTATAGAATTGGAAGTGGAGCTTTTTAATCGAGATAAGTCTGAAGAGAAAAAGAAAAAATCCACCAAGGAATTTCATTTCCTCCGGAAGGTTTTAAATTTGAATGTGGGGAATTGAAGGAACTTTCTCTTTCCGAAAAAGCAGATCGAGGTTTGATTTCTATTCCGGAAAATATGAAAATAGAAGAGGAAAGGTTGGTTCCAAAAACGGAACTCGAACTTTTACAATGTGGTCTTTTGACGATTTCCTCTTATAAAGAAAAGAAGATTCAAAAAATTTACGCTAATTTTGACGAAGCGATGAATCAAATTCTTTCTAAATATCCTAAAGCAGAACCTCTCTCTTGGCCGATTCTGGCTCCACAAGCCAAAAGATGGATTTATACAAGTGCTGAAGAACGGGAGAGTCTTAAGTCTGAACTTATCTGTTTAGTAAGCGAATCTAAAAGTCAAGATAATGAAGATATTACAGAACTTGCAAGTTCTATTTTAGCTAAGTCGAATGTATATGAATCTTTTAGTGGCGTATGTAAAAAGTTGAAAAGAGAATTAATTTTACAAATTGAAAATAACACAAAAACAAATGTAAATGTACTTTATAACGAGTTAGAAGCGATTGTAATAGATTTTCCGTCTTTCGAAGGAGTCAATCATGGATAAATTATCAGGGATCGAATTTCCAAGCGTAGGCAAAAGGGTTTTTCCAGAAGATTGGAAAAAAGAACAAGAATCAAAAAGCCAAGAGGTCATTAATCGAGATCTGGATCTTTTGGGATTTGGAATCCAAAATGGCGGAACGATTGTGGTTGGTTCGGGACCAAATCGTGTGGATTTGATTGATACTTTAATTGCTTATGATATAGAAGGAAAAAGGATTCAAGTAACACCAGTTACTGGAATTCCGGTTCCGAATAACGTTACTTGTACTCTCATAGTTCGTCATAAGTTTTTAGAAACGCAATATAATAGTCCTTCTAATCTTCCAAGCGATGGTCCGAATTTATGGAGAGATAATTCTTTTGAAATTCTAACAAGACAAGGTTCACTCGTTGTTGGTGATGTTCCTTTGAGATTAATTTCGTCTAACGCTTCTGGAGTTGTAACCCTAGGCACAGATCTAAGAGTTTGGAGAGGAATTTTTACAAATAACATCAAAGACGGACAAATCACCGAAGAAAAACAGGCGAGTTCCGTAAAAACAGGATTGGTTACAGACTTACACGGGGAGTTGGTCGGAGCTATCAATCCAGATGTGAATCATCCTCTTAAACTTGTTCAAGGAATTAACCAGGCTTATTTATATTCTAAAAACTTTATAGACGTAACGTTCAAACAAGAACGTAAATTTTTAGGAGAAATGTTTTGGATGGACGATTTAAGAAGTCCTTCAATTGATTTTCCAGCGTTCTGTTTGGCTTCTCCGGATCAATTGATCAATTCGACTGGGAGCGGTGGAATGCCAGATTTAGTTTCGTATTGGCTGAATCAACCACTTCGTTACGATCCATTGGGAAGTAACGTAACGGATTTTGATGCGATCAGTTACACGATTTCAAGTAATATTCTGACAGTAACTCTTGCAAATACAACCGCTTGCCAAAAGATAATCGACACGCTTGTTGAGGATAATTTAGTTCACGGTTCTTTTACGAATTGGATGACTGGAACTCTTTTACAAACGATCGGAGGTGTTCCTGCAAACGCGACGCTGGCTATTACGGTTCTTTCTTCCGCGAGTAGAACAATCAGTTTCACATGTACCGCGGCGAATTCAAGCGGATCTCTTTCCGGTGTTAAGATTCGTTTTTACAAACATAGGTTGCCGGACATCACCGCAGGAACTACGATTACCAATCAGGTCCGTCATTTTACGGTTCAAGGAAGAGGATTTATTTCTGTAATGGATGCTGACAGTGAATGGATTGGTGGACTTAGAAGAAGAGATCGATTTCAAGGGCATTATCATGCTGCAAGCACAGTTCCGAACGGCGCTGGTGGGTTTGGGGGAAGCGGTGGCAGTGGTTACGCTGGTGGAGCACTTGGGCAAGTAGGGATCAATACCACAGTTAATTCGCCAATTTCCGATGGAACTAACGGTAGTCCAAGAACTGGAAAAACCACCGACGCAAGAGGTTTATCAGGATTTCCTTATATATTTGCAAAAAGGGTTTTGTAA